CGTAGCCGTTGGGTCTGCACCAGGACCAATTTTGACAAACACATCTGCGGTTGTAGCAATCCTTACTTTGGTAACTTGGTCTGGACATCCCCCAGAACGAGTTGTTCCAGAGCTAGTTGTAGCAGACAAGTTTTCACTTGAATTTACTCTGTAGTAGTTATTTTGTCGTGCCATTTGACTTTTCCTAAGCTTTAATGTTTTTATCTGAGTTCATTTCAAAACCTAGCTCTATACCTTTGAGCTTTAGTTCTTCTCTTTTTAGTGCCATGTTATGTTCAAGCTCAATTCGTTCCAGTTCCATCTTAGCAGTTTTTAACTCTAGTTCTTTAGCTTTTACCTGAGCTTCCAATTGAGATGCTTGCGCTTCTGTTATCATAGCTTGTGCTTGAGCCTGTGCTAGTTGCTCTTGTGGACTCAGTGGCATAGGTTCTGTCGGAGGCTGGCTGATAAACTTGTCTACGTTTTTAATGCCCATCTCGTCTGCTATTTCAGTAACGAGATTGTATATGTTCTGGGGCTGGACAATTCCTTTGGTTTGCGTAGCTATTTTTTCTACAAGACCGGCAAAATTGCTCATGTTTTGTAGCCTTACATCTTGGTCGCCGTATCCAATACCAACCTCAACGTCTACGTCTAGGTCTTCTCGCCAACTGCCTGGATCAATTTCAAAATATTCATTGTTTAAACGTACAACCTTTTTACGATCTTCGTAGCGTTGAATAAGATTGTAAATTTGTTTAAATAAGTTTTTAACACCAGTGTCAGCAAATATCCTAGCAATTAACTCTAACCGTCCTTGTGCATTTGTCAAGGCAGCTGTTACTGCGCCCGTTGTTACATGCGTTTTTAAAACATCAGCTGACAACCCTTGGGTTTTAGGATTGACCCCAGTGCGTCCGCTTTTAATATCCTCCCAGTATTGTAACATTTTAAAACTGTCACCACTCAAAGGAGGCGTTACAATAGGCGTTAAAGCATTAGGACTACGAGTACGGACAATCCCACCTGGGCGGTTTGTTAAAAGATCGTCAATGTTTACCTGACCCTCAACAACTTGGAACCTACCGTTGTTGGCAAGGTACATATTGTCTAACAAGTTACGAGTCAGGGTAGAACGAATAAGTTGAATGTCTTGTACTGTCTCTGCGACACTTAATCCAAAAAACTTGTGCGGGATTGGAATCGGGCAAATTGTAGAAAACGGAATGTAATCAATTGGCTCAATATCTAGCAACTCGTTACCAGCATGACAAATTTTATGCAGGACGCTAATACCAGAACCATCCATGTCTATCTTCATGTATGACTCGTATATCTGAACAACCATTTCTGAGTCGTCAGAAGCCTGATTAGGATAGACATCTGTTGCATCGTAAGCGTGGCGAGCCATGTACTCTTGAGACGTTGTAATATCGTCAGCACCTCCGACATATCCTGGGAGGGAATCTATAACGTCTGCATCATAGCCCATTTTTAACAAATCACTTTTGGACTTGTGCGAACGGTGACAGATAAACCTAGCGTCTTCAAGCGTCTTAGCACCTCTGTTTATTAAAAACTCTTCTGGCGGTACGTTTTCAACAGTGACTTTACCAGTCATTACCGACCTTACAAAGGTAACATCGTGCGAAATCTCTTCGATCTCTACAGGCTCGCCTGTCATGGGATCGAGTGCTTGTTTTGAAACAACAGTTTCCGTATGCTCGATTTCGTCTAGTTTTTCGTCTTGTATTAATAAATTATATTCGTTGTTTGTTAAATTTTTGTATGTTTCAGTTGTGGTTTTTTCAATATCTTCCCAATAGTGCTTTACAACGCCTACCTTTTGCATCAGGGCATCCAGGAACATATTGTATAAGACCATGAAACCATCGTTTTGTTTATAAAAAACATGGTTTACATACTTAGTAGCTTGGTCTGCAACGTCTTCGTCTTCTGGACCTTCCGGAACAAACCTGACAACCTTGTCACCAGCTGTAAAGATACGCATCAGGGACGGCATCATCCACATCAGGGTATCTTGAACGTCTGTTACAACAACCTGAGAGCGACCTTCCTCTTCGTTTCCGAAAGGCTCCCCGTAAAAGTACTCCATTGCCTTTTCGCGTTGGGAGCTAATTTCAGAATCCATATAGTCAGAGGAGCCATTAATTTCTCCCTCGACTATTGATAGGATTTCATCATCGTCTAGGTTATGAGCCATGCTTTTTCTCTTTGTCCATTATACGATCCCTACACTGGAGTACTTGATTTCTTTTTCAAATCCGTATTTCCTGTAGTGCGTTTTGTTCTTCATTTGTTCTCCAAACCGCTCTATGGAAAGGGAAGCGTATCTCATTGCGCTTATAAGATCGTCTTTAATCGGCACCACTCGTCCATTTTTTCTATGATAGAGACGCATTTCTTCAAGGGTCTCAACACAAGACATAAAAATTTGCAAGCGACCAGTTTCAAAGCGTTGCAGCATGATGCTAAGGCCCGCTTCAATAGAGTTATTACCATTTAATTTACCCTCCGTAGGGGGATTGCTAAAGTGATCAGGTAGCATGTATACGCCTAGGTCTCTGTACTGCTGTGCTAACTGTATTCCTGACCCTTTGTCATGCTGTAACCCATCGTGGGGAAACGCTACTGGTATCCCCGGTGTTCTTGAGTTTAACACAGCTGCGTGAGTCAGTGGTGTTTCTTTGCTTCTCCGGTGTTCATCGTAGATATAAATAATATCATCATCTGGATCATACGCTGCCCAAGAAACTGCGGTGGGGTGGTCATATCCAAAATCAATAGCGGCCAATTTTGGATAATAATCCGGTATTTCAAAATCTTCACATACAATATCGTCTTCAGATACAGGAAATACCAATCCTGAGCCAAATACAGGTATTCCCCTGGAACGCATATCCCTTTCAGCAGGGCTATAAACTGATAAAAGTTGCTCTTTTGTTTTTTCGTCTAGGTGTTCCACATCGTCCCAGGTTGCTGTTATCAAGCTCTGCCCAGGCTTTAGATCGTTCATAAAACTGCTTACTACTGACGTCATCCCACGTTCTGGGGTAAAGGTCATGTAGACTATACCATTTGTATCTGCGGTCCTGGTTATACATTGAGAAAATATTTCCTGCTTAGGTTCTTCATCAAGCCAGACAACATCAATAGCCTCGCCCATAAACTTCTCAAACCCTTGCTCATATGCCTTAAAACTAATCTGGGAGTTTCCCCCGCTCTTGTGTCTAACCAATACGCTAGAAAAAGCATTTGGTACTCCTGGTTTACGAACGGTTTCTACAATATTTTCCAGTGGTACTGCACCTGTTCCCTTTTTCAAGGGGTCTTGTGGGTTGCCAAATAGCTCTTTTTGAATAATGTCCCTTGTTGTATCATTTGATTCACCAGCTGCCCATGCTCTGATAGGCTTGATAAACCTGCGGCCCTTCCACCACTCCGGATAACTACCTGTTAAGTGATAAGACGTTTCAGCTGCTCCGCAATAGGTTTTCCCTACTCTGTTTGCAGCCATTAAAATTCTTTGAGCGCAGTCTTTACTTTCCGAATGAAACCTAGTTTGGTAGTCGTAGGGATCATAATGCTCAATACGCCTTGTCTCGAACCGGCGTTGCTTTTCCTGGAGCAGCTTTAAAATTTCTTCTTTACTTGCCACGCAAAGGCACCACGTTCTCAGAAAGACGCTGGATTTGCTCGTCTAGCTCATCGTCCGTAAGCTCAGAAATCTCCCTAACAACTGTTTCCTGTTTGTGTATAGCGTCGTACCCAGCCCTTGATAGGATATCCCTGGCAGCGTTTAGCTTAACATTTTCAGAATCAGCTTCTCGCATTAGGCTTTCCAAGACAGACAAGGCAAGTGTTGCCGTTTCGCCTACTTTTTCCTTGATGCGCTTTTCAATATGAAGCCAAAGGTGCCGCTGTAGCCTCTTGGACCTATGCCCTGCATGAGAGCCTTCAGCTTTGTACCCAGCTGCGTGAAACGCTTGCTCAGGCTCTAGGTGCTTGTCTACTAACTGGACGACAAACTCATATTCTTTAGAGGTCATCTCTTTGTCTAAAGGTTTTGGGTCTTCGTAGCTGGCAAACTTTCTTGTTTTCGGCATATGGTTTTTCTCAGTTTGTTTACGATTTGTTCTCGTAATGTAAGCACTATTACAGGTGTGCCGCCAAGGTATCCAGGAATATATTTCATAGTGTTATTATACTACAGATTTACAATTGTGTCAATAGGTTTTCAAAATGTCCCCCGGAATGAACGCACTGGACTATAAAGTAATCAGCTACCGCCGGGGGGGTCGCGTTCTCTCTTTGTTCCTGGTTTGTCCAAGGTTGAGAACAAAACGTGAACAAAAGCAGATTCGACAAGAGAACAAAACGTGAACACCCAATGGTGTGACAAATTTGCAACACTGTTGCCAATACATCACTGTTGCAATAGTGTCACAGTGTTGCATCTGGGTAACAGTGTGACAATAGTGTCATAGTGTTGCAGGATTGCTACAAATATTTCAAAAGTGTGCGTGTGTGTGCCCATTGGATATAGTTTGGCATTGATATTGCATGCTATGCGTCTGGTGAACGGATGCATATACAGGTATGCATTTGACGCATATGGTCCTAAAACGCTCTAGGAAGCCCACTGGTGCGTGTTGGCAAAAGACTACCCAGGGTATCTAAAAATAAACTGCGCGAATGTAGCATAGTTGGCACGGCCCTTGCTTAGGCAAATATCGTGCCAAGTATGTGTCTGGTGAATGGATGCATATGCAGGTATGAAAATGAAATTGCCCTAAAGTTGCCTTATTTCTGCCGAACCACAGACATAGTTTGGAACTGTACTGGTATTATGGGGAAACCCATAGAGATAGAGACAAATTGTCTAAACCTAGAAACGGGAGAACCACAATGAAGGCTAAACAGTTGATAGACACGCTACCCACAATAGATGGAGCGAAACCGCACGCTTATATGGTTGTCGATGGTCCGGAGGAGACAATCCAGGTATGCGACGAACACGGCGACGGACTAATTGATTACTACGGAGATTATCGCGGCGGGTATCCCTATGTACATTCGGCCCTTGAACAATGGGCGGAGGACGCTGGTGGGTATTGGGAGTGGCAGCACCCTGGCGCTATCACGTTCGTACGTTGACACAATGGAGCGCATGGTGTAATTCATGCGTTCTATTGTATCAATGCCATTATGAAAGGATCAAACGATGGCTAAATTAGTGAAGACTGCGGAGCTAAACGACGGCACACAAGGCAAGCGTTTCGCCTGGGGATTGTATCGCAAACGGGTATTAAAATCCCGCTGGGGTATCACTACGGGTCCAACTATGACCGGCATACATGCTGGCCGTCGCTCGCTTTACATTGAGCGCAAGGCACCACTGCGCTACTTGCACAATTTTGCAGGTTGACACAACGGAGCGCCGGGGCAATCCTGGCGCTCTATTGTATCAATCGAGGACTAGCCAATGACATTAGAGAACGATTGTAGACGATACGTGGAAGCCCTAGAAGGCCCTGCGAACGGCTGGGGCCAGTTTCTTATCGACGGCAACCAATCTCATTTCTTTTTGCAAAAGATGTGGGACACGCATGGCCAAGATGTGGTAGATCAACACCTGGAAGACACCTATTGGAAACCAGAAAGGGAGGCTAGACAATGACAACATTAAAACAGACCCATGCGGCCATAATCGATAGTCGCACCATGTACAGCAAGAATGTACACAACCTTGACACCTATGCACACAAGGCCTTGAAGCCTTCGACCAATAAGAAACTTGGTCGCAAGGTTACCAAGGGCAAGCTTGCCGGGATGCCTATCTATACCCTAACCTTGGAGGAACGTAAGACCTGTGACAGCGCTTGTGAGCACTGGCTAGACTGCTATGGCAACAATATGCCATTTGCACACCGTATCGACACTGCTGGCCTTGAAGCTCGCCTGGAGACAGAACTGGACACGTTAGATAAAAAGCACAAGCGAGGCTACTTGGTCCGTCTACATGTCCTAGGTGACTTCTATTCTGCTGACTATGTTACATTTTGGCAAGCCCAAGTTACCAAGCGCGATAAGTT